TACGTTATATACAAACTCCTTGGGCGACATTGAAATAGCAGATCAAAGGGCATCTGTTGCTTCAACTCCGATTGTTCGTGCCCGATCTTTGGGGTGATATATGGCAGGTTCTTTTACAGATTATCTTGAAGACAAGATTCTAAAGCACGTATTCACTAATACTGCTTATACATCTCCTACAACTGTTTATGTTGGACTGTTTACTGTCGCACCTACTGATGTGGGTGGTGGTACAGAGGTATCTGGTAGCGGATACGCACGTAAGTCTGCCGCCTTTACAGTAAGTGGTACAGGCACTTTAGCAACTAATAGTTCGGCTATTGAGTTCGATGCGGCTACTGGTACTTGGGGAACGATTGTTGCCATTGCTGTATTTGATGCTTTGACAACAGGCAATATGCTTGCTTTTGCTGATTTGACAACAAGTAAGACTATCGCAAGTGGTGATGTTTTACGCATCCCAACTGGTGATCTTGATATTACATTGAGTTAATCATGGCACTAGTAATCGCAGATCGTGTTAAGGAAACCACAACCACGACAGGAACTGGTACGCTTACTCTTGCTGGCGCTGCTACTGGGTTTCAATCATTTTCAGTAGTTGGAAATGGTAATACAACTTATTACGCAATTTCATCTAGCGGTGGAACTGAATGGGAAGTTGGTATTGGCACATATACATCTTCTGGCACAACATTAGCCAGAACGACAATTCTTGCATCATCAAATAGTGGCTCTGCTGTTAATTTATCAGCAGGGACTAAAGATGTATTTGTAACATTGCCATCTTCTAAGGCAATCGCAACAGCTACAACTGTTTCTGATACTGCAAACACATCAACGGGCGCCTTTCAAATTCCTCAAGGCACAACTGCACAGCGACCAGGCACTCCCGCCAATGGAATGACTCGTGTTAACAATACAACAAACAGACTTGAAATCTATTCCACGAATGCAAGTGCGTGGATTAATGTTGCAGCATTGACAAACCCTCCACCATCTGTTGAATATTTGGTGGTTGCTGGCGGTGGTGGCGGTGGCTCTTACCGAGCTGGTGGTGGCGGTGCAGGTGGATTCCTTACTGCTTCTGGTTTTTCTGTTGCTGCTGCAACTTCAATCACAGTAACTGTTGGCGCTGGTGGCGCTGGTGGTACTGGTGGTGCTAGTGGTGTTATTGGCTCTAACTCTGTATTCTCATCAATTACAGCTACTGGCGGCGGTCTTGGTGGAACAGTTGGAGTTGCTGGTGGTACTGGTGGTTCTGGTGGTGGTGGTGCAGGTGCTGCTGGAGGTTCGGCCACATCTGGTCAGGGTAATGCGGGTGGCTTGGGTGTGAGCACAGCACCCTATTATGGCGCTGGTGGCGGCGGTGGTGCTGGTGCGGCAGGTACTGCTGGCACAGGAGCATCTGGTGGTGCTGGTGGTAATGGTACAGCCTCATCTATTACAGGATCATCTGTGACTTACGCAGGTGGCGGTGCTGGCGGTCAAATCTTTACTGGCGCACCCGCTGTTTCTGGCGGTTCTGGTGGTGGCGGTAGCAACACGACAACTCCCGCTAATGGTGGTGCAGGTACAGCAAACACAGGCGGTGGCGGTGCTGGCTCTTACTCTCTTGATGATAGTACTCAATACAATGGTGGCGCTGGTGGATCAGGTATTGTGGTTATTCGTTATGCAGATACTTATGATGCGGCTTCTTCAACAACAGGTTCACCAACTGTGACTGTTGCTGGTGGTTATAGAGTTTATAAATTTACTGCCACTGGCTCAATCACATTCTGAGGCACACATGGCACATTTTGCAGAAATCGGATTAAACAACATAGTCACGCAAGTCATTGTAGTTAATAATAATGATTGCAAAGACCAGTTTGGCAATGAGTCTGAAGTCATTGGGGCAAAGTTTTGCCATGATTTGTTTGGTGGTGTGTGGTTACAAACTAGCTATAACGGCAATATGCGTAAGAACTATGCTGGTGTTGGCTTTACATACGATTCAACCCGTAATGCGTTCATTGCACCCAAGCCTTTTGCTTCATGGGTTTTAAACGAAACTACTTGCCAATGGAATGCGCCCGTTGCATACCCATCTGATGGAAATAGATATGTCTGGAATGAGTCAACAACTTCATGGATAGTAATTAGCTAATAAATGCCATGCAAAATCAAATCACACTTACTGATGAACAACTAGAGTTATTAGTTGAGAAAGTTACTGAAAAAGTAATAGAAAATGTTTATATTTCTATTGGGCAAAGTATTGTCAAGAAGTTCTTTTGGATCGTAGGTCTTGGTACTGTCGCTCTTTTTGCATGGTTATCTGGTAACGGACATCTTAAATAATGTTTGGAATAAGCACATTTTCTGAAACGCCATTTTCTACACTTAATGGTGGTAGAGTTTTTGACGTTTCTGCAAATGTTGATAGTTCAAGCTCAATAGCATCCAATGCAATTGCACTTTTAAGCGTAACTGCTACCGCTGCAAGCGCATCAACCATTGATGTAAGTGCTGTTAACCTAAGAACTGTATCGGCAATAGTTCAGTCAACAAGTAGCATCCAGGCATCGGTTGCCACTGCAATCAGTGCGTCTGCAAATGTTATCTCTATTTCAGTTGTAGATTGCCAAACAAGCATTACTCAAAACACCAGTGCTTTTGTAATTGGAAGCTCATCAATAACTGCAAATGTTGTTTTAAAGTGGGTTGATAACTTATTGGTTGATGAAACATGGACAAATGTAAGTGATATATCAGAGTCTTGGACTGATAAAACAGACCAATCCGAGTCTTGGACAGTAACTACGCAATGAGGTAAATATGGCTGATACAACAACCACAAATCTAGGTCTTACAAAGCCAGAAGTAGGCGCTTCTAGCGATTCATGGGGTACTAAGATAAACACAGACTTTGATCTAGTTGATGCTTTGTTTGATTCTGGTCCTGTACTAAAGCTTGCTAAAGGTGGAACAGGCGCTGCTACTGCAGCTAATGCTCGTACAAACTTAGTAGTGCCTGGTACTGGTGTAGACAATGTATACACTGGTAAACAGACTTTTACTGGAGCAACAACTGCTATTGGGACAAAGTTTGTTAACGCATTGGAAAAAGTAACTATTTCTGCAACTGCGGCAACAGGAACTATTGCTTACTATGCAACCACTCAGTCTGTTTTATATTACACAAGCAATGCTTCTGCTAATTGGACAGTAAATATAACAGGTGCAAGCACTCCAGTAACGCTTGATACATTGATGGCAACAGGAGAGTCTATTTCTGTTGTGCATTTGGTTACAAATGGCTCTACTGCTTATTACAACAACGTAATACAGATTGATGGTACAGCTACAGGTGTAACTGTTAAGTGGCTTGGTGGTGTGGCTCCAACTGCTGGTACTGCAAGTGCAATTGACGCATACACATATACAGTAATTAAAACTGGTTCTGCGGCATTTACTGTATTGGTTTCTAAAGCAATTTTTGCTTGAGGTAAATATGCCACTCTTAACAACGATTGCATCATCCTCTACAAGAGCATTTGGTAGTGGCTTGAATAATGGCTATGGTAGTGCTTTATTCACTACTGCTGGTACTTTTTCATGGACTGCCCCTGCAAACGTAACAAGTGTTTGCGTTCTTTGCATTGGTACTGGTGGTGCTGGTGGCGGTAATGGTGCAGGTGGTGGTGGTGGTGCTTTAGCTTATAAAAATAACATAACTGTTGTGCCAGGCACTTCTTACACAGTTACAGTTGGCTCAGGATCAGTATTCCAAGGCGTAACTGCTGGCGATGGTAGTAGTGGCGGTACAACTGGTGGTGCTGGCGGTACTGCTTCGGGCGGTACTGTTAACTATTCTGGCGGTACTGGTGGTGGCAACCAAGGCTCTGGTGGTGGTGGTGCTGCTGGTTATGGTGGTGTCGGTTCTGATGGAGTTGCTGGATCTGGACTTGGTGGCGATACTGCTGGCGGTGGTGGTGGTGGTGTTGGCTTATTGGGTGGTTCTGGATCTGGCGGTGGTGGTGGTGGTGTTGGTAGTTCGCAAACAGGTGGGACTGCTTCTGTTGGAGCAGGAGTATCTGGTGGTACTAATGGAGCTACAAACACAAGAGTTGGTACAACTAGTACTGGTGGTTTGGGTGGTGCTTATGGTGGTGGAGGAGGTGGTTGCACAAACTCTACTGGCGCTGCTGGTGTAGCCGCTGGTGGTTCTGGCGCTGTAAGAATTATTTGGGGTTATGGTCGTGCATTCCCATCAACACTAACTGGCAATTTAGATGGCTAATTTAAGGCAGCAGTTAGATACACCTGCAGCTCCGAAGCTTGCTTCATCTGGAGAGGTATATTCTTCTGCCTTACAGAATCAGAATAATGGTATTCTGAATATATTTTTTATCAAGCTAGTTAACTCTCTAAACTCAGTACTTGGTATTCGTGGTGGTCGTTTTATGAATAACCCTTATGGGGCTTTTCAAGATTCAACTGACCAAGTAGCGGCAAACACAACTACAGCCTATCCCGTTACATTCAATACTACAGACTTTTCTAATGGAGTAACAGTAGCTAGTGGCTCAAGAATTACTGTTGCTAACGATGGCATCTGGAACTTGCAGTTTTCACTTCAGTTTACAAACACGACAAATGCTTCTCAGGATGTGGATGTTTGGTTTCGTGTCAATGGTACAAATATAGCCAACTCAAACAGTAGATATGGATTATCTCCACGAAAAGCTGCTGACGATCCATTTCACATTATTATGGCTTTGAATTACTTTATTAGTTTGAATGCTACTGACTATGTTGAAATAATGTGGAGGCCAACTAATACGGGTGTTTCTATTGAGCAATATGCGGCTGGAACAAGTCCAACTAGACCAGCAATTCCTTCGGCAATTGTTACAATGAGTTTTGTATCTAACATATCTGTATAAAGATTTATATCATGGCCTACATACCTCTCCAGATCCCACCAGGCGTATATAAGAATGGTACAGAGTATCAATCTAAAGGACGTTGGAACTATTCAAATCTAGTGCGTTGGTTTGAGGGGACTATTCGTCCTGTTGGTGGATGGCGCAAGCGTATAGCTACACAGCTAACTGGTTCAGCCCGTGGCTTAATTAATTGGCGTGATAACAATAACAATAGACGTATCACAATTGGTACACATTCAAAATTGTATGCTTTAAGTGAATCCAATACTTTGACAGACATTACACCATCAGATTTAGTTGTTGGTGATGCAGATGCCGTGTTAAAGATTGGCTATGGCTATAGTACATACGGGAGTTTTGCTTATGGTGTACCTAGACCTGATATTGGTTCTTATTCTCCTGCTACAACATGGAGTTTGGACACATGGGGAGAATATTTGGTTGCTTGCTCAACAAAAGATGGAAGACTTCTTGAGTGGCAATTAAACACAGCAAATGATGCCGTTGCCATTACAAATGCTCCTACTAGTTGCGTAGGACTAATTACTACTCAAGAACGATTCTTATTTGCCTTGGGTGCTTCTGGTAATCCTCGTAAGGTTGCTTGGTCAGACCAAGAGAACAATACTGTTTGGACTGCTGCCGCCACTAACCAAGCGGGCGACTTTGAATTGACAACTATTGGTTCTTTGATGTGTGCCAAGCGTATTCGTGGAGCTACCATCATTTTTACTGACGTAGATGTCCACACAGCAACCTATATTGGCCCACCATACGTTTACAGTTTTGAACGTATTGCATCATCTTGTGGAGTTATTTCAAAGCAAGCGGTAGCGGCTACTGATAGTTCTTGCATTTGGATGTCTCAATCAGGATTTTGGATATTTGATGGTTTTGTAAAGCCACTTCAATCAGATGTTGGTGATTATGTATTTACTAACTTAAATACTACACAAGCATCTAAAGTCTATGCAGTTCACATATCTGCTTATGGTGAGATTTGGTGGTTCTATCCTAGTGCTGGTAGCAATGAAGTTGACTCCTATGTAAGTTATAACTACAGGGAAAATCATTGGGCAGTAGGCACTTTAGCTCGTACTTGTGGTACAGATCGAGGCATCTTTAGTAACCCTATTATGGTTTCTGCTGACAGCTATATTTATGAGCATGAGGTAGGCAATGCTTATGATTCACAGACCATATTTGCCGAGTCTGGACCAGTTGAATTGGGTGCGGGAGATCGTGTTTTAAGTCTAAATGGGTTGATTCCTGATGAAAATACACTAGGTGATGTAAAAGCTAGATTTAGCACCAAGTTCTACCCAACTGGAACTAAATTCGACTATGGCCCATATACGATGGCTAATCCAACATCTTTTCGGATTACTGGCAGACAGATAGCTGTAAAGATTGAAGGAAACACATTATCTGATTGGCGACTTGGAACCATTAGATTTGATGGAAAAGCAGGTAGTTTAAGATAATGGAACACGATACAGAAGATTGGCGTAGATTAAGAAACGCTAAACTGCTAGAATGGTTTGGTGGCAACCAGAGTGCTGTGGACTTTTTAGTCGCTTTATCAGGTATTGCTGAGTTATGGGATGACTTAGTAGATAAAGATAAACAGCCTAGTCGTAAAGAGATAGATTCTGTCTTTTGGAACGCTTTGGTGACGCTACCTACAAATGAGTTCTTTAATGCTAATAAGGTGTTTTTAATGCCGTTAGTGATCCAGAGTATAAATGCTTGGCAAGACTCTGTAGAACTTGAAAATGGTAATACAAATGACAGAGCCTATGCGCT